AGGAAGAACAGGTACCGTCGACCTTTTTCTTTCTGGAGACCTGCATCAAGTTTCCGCACTTGCACCGGAGCACGCCCTTCAGGAGAGGCACCGGCCACTTTGCATCCTTGATGCATTTATTCTGAGTAAACCGGGACTGCACCGCGAGCCATTTCTCGGCAGGCATGAAGGGCTTGTGCTTTCCAAGGCACACGGTCCACTTCTCCGGCGGCTGCGCCTGGTGCTTTTTGTTTTTCTCGGTCGACCGGCCATAGATGATCACACCGACGGATCCGTCCCACATTTCACGCGGGGAACCAGGATCCATGATGCAGCCCTTCGCGGCATAGAAGTCGTACACTTCCGGAGTCGCCTCGACACAATACGGCATGGTCAGCATTTTATGCAGCTGCGTGGTCGAGAAGAACTTCCCGCTCTGCGTCCGGATGCCCTGATTTTTGAATCGCGTCTCCATCCCCTGCAGGCTGCAGTTATAAGCCAGGAAGGTATCGAAGATCTGCGTCACATAGCGAGCCCCGTCCGGATCCACCTCAATGGAGCAATGCTTCTTCCCATTCACAACAATATGCTTCCTGACGTAACCAACCGGAGGATTGCCGCCGGTCCAGTATCCCTTTTTAGCAAGGCCCAGCATATTATCCGTAACACGGGCCGCGATGGTTTCACGCTCCATCTGAGCGAAGACCACCGTGACATACATCATGGCGCGCCCGATCGGCGTCGTGGTGTCGATATTTTCCTTTATTGAGATGAACATCACGCCATGCTCCTCCAGGAGCGCGTAAATGTTCGCAAAGTCCCGGACGTCCCTGGAAAGACGATCCAGCTGATAGACTACCAGGACATCGCAGAAGCCACCCTTTATAAAAGACAGCATGCGCTGCAGATCCGGCCGGGACGTATTCGCACCAGTGAAGTCTTCATCAGAGAACTGCTGCCAGGAATCCACCTGGCCGGAAAACTTCGACTCGCAGTATTCCCGGTTCATCCGGAACTGATTATCGATTGAATCTGATTTATCAGAAAATACGGATTTTCGTCCGTAGGAAAAGAACCTCATCATCTCACCTCCCAAAAAAGAGTATAAAAAATAAACCCTTGCGGATTTATCGGAAACGCTGTAAAATTTATTCGTAGAGTTTACAGCTTCCGCAAGGAAGAACAGGTCGCCTGGTGTTCGCAGCACCGGGCGATTTTTTTATTTACAATTCTTAATCAGAGCCCGTAATCCGGGAAAACTTTCCACTAATTCATCTTCCAGATCTGACAGAGTCAGCCAGGAAGATAAAAGCAATTTGTTATCGATTAAAAATTGAAGTATTGGCCGCGGCAGGCCCCGGTCTGGAAGCAGCGGCTTCTCGTCAAGAGCGTGCTGGATCAGAGCTGACGCATCAGCGCGATACATCCCATCAAGCATCGGAACTCCTAACTTTTTCATAAGCTCAAGCTGAGCCTCCGTAACTTCTGGCATTTCCAACTCATGAGTAAACGGAGGAAGTAAGCCTGTACGCGCTTCTACATCGGAGATCGCCTCCCAGGATCCACAAAGAACGCGCCTCGTGTTGCGCCTTCTGGTTCCTGGGTTTTTTCCGGTTATTTTATACCGAAGGATGCGATCACCCGGCAGCTTCACGATTGGAGCCGCAGGTTCGGCTTCGGCTTGCCGCGAGAAAATTCTGCTGAAGAATCCCACGACTACGCCTCCTTTTTACCTGCCCCTTCGTCGTTTCCACCACTGGAGAGAGACGATTCTGCCGCCGCTTTTTTCTGAAGTTCAAGCTGCTGCCGGTACGCTTCGACTTCCGCATCGATGTCGATATCAGGAACCGAAGATCCAGGAGCGGCGTCGGCGGTACCAGAAACGCCAGAGTCTCCGATCGCAGAGCACACATCCATAATAAAATCAAACACATTGTCGCGCTCTTCGCGTTTTAGTTTCAAATATTTTTCAAGGAATATGTACTCGCCGTGGCTCAGGTTGAATTTATCAGCCAGAGAATCTAACTCATCGCACGGTTCCGGGTTAAACATTTCACCGGTCCCATTTCGGAGCCATTCTTCATTGACATTAAATTCTTTACAAATAAGAGAGATCACCGGAGCCGACGGATTACGTCGTCCACTTTCATATCCAGTAATCGTATTCTGAACAGAACCAATTCTGGTAGCGAACGCTTCCTGCGTCAAATCAAGCGATTTTCTTACTTTTTTTATTCGATCGCCAATGTTCATTTTCTCACCTCCACACCTGAATTATAAGCTAAAAATAGCGCACTGTCAACAAAAAATCGCAAAGGCAACAAAAAAGTATTGACAGATACCGCGTTGGCAATATATAATAATCGCAGAGACAACAAAACAACGCACCAAACGGAAGGAGGAAACACCATGGCAAAAGCTAAGAGATACACAGCCGAGCAGCTCAGAGACGCTGAGAAGATGGCAGCAACCCTCGCGAACGTTCCGGAGGAAAAGAGAACCCTCGTCATAATGATGACAAACTCATTCATGGCCGGAATGGAAGCACAGAAAGCCATTGACGATACAGCCAAAGCAGCAGCGCTGGCATAAACACACAACTGAATAAGAAGCAAGAGGAAGCATGACACCTCAATAAAAACTGTCTGGTCTGGCGGAGCCGATGCAATAAATCCGCTCGGCGGATAACCGGAGCCTGCGGCCAACCGTCGTAATTGGGAGAGGTAGCGTGAGCCCAAGTAAAACAATGGCGGCTAGGAGGCAGATGAGAACACCAGGAGAGAGAACATCCGGAGCATGGACTGGTGGGTGCGTAATACACCCGGATGGCGGCGATGAAACAGACCGCACTGCAGGCAACAGCTATACGGCTACCCCACACAATACTCAGGGAGCAAACAGCGGACAGGTTCTTCTTCAACCCTATGGAGAACCTGTCACAGACTGCCGGGCCCAGCCAAGCCTAGAGAGCAATATAAACAGCTCCGGAAGTCAACTACTAAATTAAAGAATTTATAAGAAGGAAGTGAGTAAGATGCAGAGGTATCAGACAGAGGATGAACACCGGAAAGCAATGAGAGCTAAGATCAATAAAACAATAAAGAGAGGAAGACGCCGGAAACGAATCATCCGAAGATTGAGGAAGGCAGTGCCAGGAATCTGCATCGGAGTACTTATCGCAGGCATGGGAGCCTGGTGCATAGCAGCTCCACTCCCGGATCCAGACGACTATGAACCCTACCGATTCCAGGCAGAGAACGGTCAATGGTATACCCAGGAAGAATATGAACAGATGAGCCGAGAAAGAGATGCATACCATCAGCGGGAGCGTGAGGAAGCAGAGAAGGAAGCTCAGATGATCAGAGACTACCAGGAACAGTACCAGAAGGATCAGGAAGCAGAATGGAAGCTCTATCAGGAGCAAACGCGGACAGAGCTGATACATAGCATGGACTTTGATGCAAACGACGCCTACCTGCTAGAGAAGGTCGCAATGGCCGAAGCTGAATCAGAGGACACCGAAGGCAAGGCACTGGTCATGCTGGTAGTTCTGAACCGGGTATGGGATGCAAGATTCCCGGACACGATCGAAGAAGTGATCATGCAGGACGGAGCATTTACACCGGTGAGCAATGGCAGATACGACAAGGTGGAGCCGGATGCCGACTGCATGAAGGCAATGGAGCTGATCACAGTAGAGCACTGGGATGAAAGCCAAGGAGCCCTCTACTTTGAAAAGGCCAGCGACGAAAGCACCTGGCATAGCAGGAACCTGCAGAAGTTATTCACACACGGAGCGCACACCTTCTACACGGAGAAAGAGTGAGGACAATGGGAATCAGAATGGAAGTCAAGCTGACGGATGGGTACCAGCAGCGCTTCACAAGTGCGTGCCTGGCTCAGATCGGAAGCAGAAAAGAGGTAACGAAGATTGAAGATGGCAATGAAGGATGGAAAGATCATGCTGATCGAAGTGGACAACACACAGATGGCGATCATAAAATCCTGGAACTCAATGAAGTACGACCGGCGCAAAAACATGATGATCGGAGACTGCAGCAAGGAACTGCTGGACAAACTCTCCAAGATCGTGAGACTGCCACCGGCCATAGAAAGCTACAGACAGCGATTGGATGAAACACAGCGAGCCGTAGATAAGATGCGAATCGAGAAGGAACCGGAGGCCCTGGTCAAATACCCGGTGCAGGGCAGCCTTTACGAGCATCAGGTGAGAGCAGCCAACATGGCGCTCCTGACGTTCGGTCTCGCGGATCCCAAAGAGGTACTGAAATCAGAATAGGAGGCAACTATGACATACGATGAAATCATCGAACAGCTGGAGATTACCAAGAGCAAAATCAAAGAGATCGCCAGGAACGAATATGGTGGAGAGTCATGGAACGACGATCTGGATGCGTTGACAGAAGCAGCGGACATCGTCGCAGACTACAGCAAAGCAACAGCTCAGGCATCAGAGATGAGCCAGAAGTACGAACAGCCAGCAATGGCGGTCAGACGTGCAGCAGGGCTTTATACATGCCCGCTTTGCGGCAAGAGAACACAGGTCGGCCACACGCACTGTCACTGGTGCGGAAAGAAGCTCTCCTGGGACAGAGAAGCATACGCAGACCGCGACTACCCACATATGAGCACGAAGGGAGGCAGGAGACGATGATCATACAGTTAGAGATTCCAAGAGAATTCGCAAAAGACTACGCAAACAATAGATTTGATGACTTCTTCAGGAGAGTCTATGCGGATATTGATAACGAAGGAATGTGCGGCAATTACGAAGGCGAAACAGCTCAGATGATGGCGCGCGCGTTCAAAGAATCGAGGTGCCTGGACTATGAGAAAACTCGTTGACGCACCCAGGAAGAAGAAACAGTGGACCGAGAAAGAGGAAGCCTACCTGCAGGATAAATGGGGCACGGTCTCCATCAAAGGACTGTCCAAGGCTCTCGGCCGATCGGAGAATGCAATCATCGTCAGAGCGCAGCGGCTCGGATGCGGCGCACACCTGGAAAGCGACGTCCGGATCTCCCTGAACCAATTCATGCTCGCCCTTTACGGTGGAGCGCAAATGGGAGGCTACACCACCAACCGACTGATCCAGAACGGACTGCCAGTCAAATGGCACCGGGTAAAGAAGAACCGCTTCAGAGTGATCGACATCGAGGACTTCTGGAAATGGGCCGAGAAAAACAAGAGCCTGCTAGACTTTTCGAGATTCGAAAAATACGCGCTCGGAGCAGAGCCGGACTGGGTGGACATGAAGCGCAAGGCGGATTATAAAAAGCTGCAGCTTCATGGCCAGCACAACGCAGCATGGACGAAGGCGGAAGACGACAAGCTCCGGTACCTGCTGGAGAAGAACCGGTATACATACAGCGAGCTGGCGCAGGAGCTCAGACATTCAGAAGGAGCCATCAAGCGCCGGATCCTGGACCTTGGAATCGAGACTCGGCCAGTTCGGTGCCCCCCCGAAAATGGACAGAGGAAGAAGTGGAAACTTTGTGCAGCATGGTAGATGCAGGATACGACTTCACTCTGATCGCAGAAAAGCTGAACCGCACAGCACTGGCCACACGCGGTAAATTTGAAAGACTGCAGAACCCGGAGTACAACAAGCGATACAATCGCGGCCAAAACCGGGACTATGAATACCAGGGAATCAGAAGCATCAGCGGGAAAGGCATCCTGAAAGATAGAAAACTGATGGATGGCGTAGAGTTCCAGGAACTGCAGCCAGCAACAAATCAATGAAGGAGGAAATGAAATGGCAGCCACCACGAATAAAGGCTTCGGCCTTTTATTTGAAATGGGATGCGGCAAAACCAGGACAGCAATCGCTATCGCGGGAGCCGCATACCAAAAAGGCGCGATCCAGAGAGTCCTGGTAATCGCACCAACGTCTGTCGTGTCGGTCTGGCCAAAAGAGATCGCAGAGGTCGCAGACTTCAAAGTGACCTGCAAGGCGCTCCTGGGAACGAAGCAACAGAGGATCCGAATGATTGAAGACCTGCAGGCGTTCCCATTCAAAGCATTAAAGGTCGCGGTGATCAACTACGAATCAACCTGGAGAGATGGACTATTCGAAAAGCTCCAGGAATACGACGCTGACCTGATTATATGCGACGAGAGCCAGCGAATCAAGACACACGACGCAGAGCAGAGCAAAGCAATACATAAGCTAGGAGACCAGGCAAGGTACAAGCTCATCCTCTCCGGAACACCGGTACAGAATGATGCAATCGACATCTGGAGTCAGTACCGGTTCCTGGACGCTTCGATCTTCGGCCGGAACTTCTACCAATTCAGAAACCGGTACGCGATCATGGGAGGTTTCAACCGAAAGCAGATCGTCGGATACAAGGACCTGGACGGTCTGATCCGAAAAGAGCACTCGATCGCATTCAGAATCACGAAGGAAGAAGCAATCGACCTGCCGGAGCAGACGTTCATCAAGAGGAAGGTCCAGCTCGGTAAAAAGGAAAAAGACCTATACAACCAGATCAAGCGAAGCAGCTATGCGGAACTATCCAACGGAGACAAGATCACGGCCACAACCGTATTGACAAGGCTTCTGAGACTGCAGCAGCTGGCCGGAGGATTCCTGGTCACAGACGACAGCGACAAACCGGAGCTCGTCAACACAGCGAAGCTGGATGCGCTCCAGGATATCATCGAGGACTACGTACTAGGCGCAGGAAAGAAGCTGGTAATCTTCGCAAGGTTTATCCCGGAAGTAACCGCCATCATGAAAATGATAGATAAGACCTTCCAGAAGACAGGAAAGAAGCAGGTGGCCATCTACGGAGCGATTAAGAAGGAAGACCGTGGACCAATCATCAAACAGTTTCAGGAAGATCCGGACACCGTGATCATCGTCGGCCAGATCGACACCCTCGGCGTCGGAGTTACCCTGACAGCTGCAGATACATGCGTCTACTATTCGAAGAACTTCAACTACGCCACATATGAACAGAGCCTCTCCAGGATCCACCGAATCGGTCAGAGAAACACCTGCACATACATCGACCTGGAGACCGAAGGAACCGTGGACGAGATGATCGGAAAAGCCCTGGCCAGAAAAGAAGATATGGCCAAGACGGTCGTGGACGACTGGCGCGCGTACTTTGAATAGGAGGCAACATGATGATATTAAAGAAAATCGCTCACAAGGTCGCTCAGGCATTCAGGCTGGCCCAGGCTGCCGATAAGAAACTGTCAACTGGCATAGCAGCAGCGTTGGATGCTAAGGCAGAGCAGCTAAGAGAATACGAAAAGAGCTTCGAGCCAGAACCTCCGAAACCGGATCCTTTGCTGGAAGCGCGCACATCACTGGCGCAGGCTGGATTCAGTGCAGCAGCCGCCACATATGCGCTCCGGAGATTCGCGGAAGCATTGAAGCCGGAGCCATTGAGTCACCTGACCAACAACTGGCGCAAGATGCACGGCCTACCGATGCATCGAAAACCTGCATCGTTCAGGAGAAGGAGGAAAGGCAATGGAACAGGAAAGCAGAGTAAATAATCCAAAGCCATGGATCGCGCAGCTATTCTGCAGACATCATGGCGAGTGGTTCAGAAGACAAGAGCAGTACTACAACCTGAGCGGCGAGACGCAGTATAAAGTCTGCACAAAGTGCGGAAAGAAACTGGATGAGAGATTTATTCCGAACTTTGACGGAAGCTAAGGAGGTGCCTAGATGGGCGGAAGGGCATGGAGCCAGGAGGAACTGATCCGGCTCGAAGAATTAACAGAAACGTATCCGCTCGCCACGGTAGCCAGGAAGCTGAACCGGTCGGAAAATGCGGTCTTTCTTAAAAGGCAGCGGACCGGTATCGGAGGATTCATGGCGAACACAGATATGCTGACCAGGAACACCCTCTCGCGGATCCTGGGAGTTGAGAACCGGACACTCCAATACTGGGAGCGCAAAGGACTGAAAAGCGTCCGGAAAAATCCATACGTGATGTACCGGCAGCAGGACATCATCAGATACATGAAAGAACATCCGGAAGATTGGAATGCGGCCAGAGTAACCGATGACACACTGTTCATGCAGTACCCCTGGTTTAAAGAAAAAAGGAAGAATGACATATCACACAAATACAACTGGACGCAGACCGAAGTAAGCCAGATGAAGATGCTCCGGAAACAGGGATTCACAATCAGAGAGATTGCAGAGAAGATGAACCGGTCGGAATCAAGTATCAAATACAAACTCTACGGAAGGGAGAAAAGCAATGGCAGAAGTTAAGATCTGGCCGCGAGGCCAAAACGAAACCGGAGGCATCCTGCTGATGCCGATGAAGAAAAACATCCCAAAAGGGCATCCGGAATGGAGCCTGGTAAAATGTCCGATCTGCGGACAGGAATGCTGGAGACCAATGTCAAGACAGGAGATCCGGCAGAAGAAAATGCAAGCAGCCTGCACAGAGTGCGGACTCAAAATAGAAAGTAGGAGGACAAACCCATGAAACTGACAGAAATGCTCGGCCAGTACGAAGAACTTCTCGACAAGAAGGATCAGCTGGCCAAAGACACCAAGGACAACAATGCAGCCATCGATAAGCTGAAGGCAGAGATCGCAGAAATGATGATCGACGAAGATATCCCGTCCCAGGGATACGGCGACTACATCTACAGCCTCCAGGATAAGGTCAAATACTCCAAGCGTGGAGAAGCCTACCTGCAGGAACGCGGCCTGGACTTCTTCGAGGTACTCAGAGAACAGGGCCTCGGCGAGCTCATCAAAGAAACCGTCAATGCAGGATCCCTGCAGAGCGCGATGAAAGAAATCGCCGAAGAAAACGACGGAGAGCTGCCGCCGGAGCTGGATGAGGTCGTAAGCAGCTATGAGATGACCGACATCGCCAGACGCAAGTCAACCAACAAAGCACTCAAAAGAGCGAAAGGAGAATAAACCATGGAACAGTTAGAATTTGATTGTCGCCTCGAATCAGAGCGCGAGCTTGAGGAAAACGTAAACATCGCCCTGGAATTTGCCTGCAAGCAGGTCAAGGAAACCAGTAAGTCGAAGGTATCGAACCGCCACGACGGATACGGTATCGCTTCAGAATTCTACGCAGGCATGAAGCTCGACCAGAAGAAGGTAGATGAGAGCATGAAAGACTTCCTGCGCATCCTTCCAACAGAGGATGATGCCAAGGCGGTCGAAGCAGCCAGCAGCCTGAAGAATGCAGCAACCGGCCTGGTGCTCCAGGCGACAAAGCTCGCAGCGCAGGCAGACAGAATCATGCACGATTTATACGATGAAGTCAGCAGCTACACCACACCGGTGGAAGATTATCTGGAGGGACAGTTCGAGGACGCAGAAGCGGATCCGGAAGCTGAAGCAGAGGAAGAACAGGAGGACGCTGAGTAATGAGTGAAGCAAACTGCGGAATCTCCGTACACGAAGTAACACAGGTGAGAGTTTCAGATTCAGAAGGCAACGCAATGAACCAGGGCGACACTATCGTCCTGAGAATTGACACCGAAGACATCCTCTGCGTATTCAAAGGAATCGAGAGTGGATACTTCATCACAGAGACGTGCGAGGACGGAATCAGAAACCGCTACCGTGTCAAGAGCATCAAGAAATCCAAAGTAGTAAAGAACGCATCCGTAGATGCAGCAGATGAGGAGGAATAAGAATATGGCAAAAGCAGAACTGACAACCGTGGAAAACTTCAAGATTGTAACCGGTATGGAAGCAATGGACGAGGAGCTCAGAGCAGAGCTGGAAGATGAGCTCGACGACCTGGACGATGATGGCGGCATCGATGCCAAGCACATCAAGATCCCGTCTGGCGGAGGAAAAGCCTTCGAGGTCGAGACAGACGATCCCGACGATCCGGAGGTCATGAAGGAAGTAACCGGCGTGATTATTTTCACGCATCGCATGAACGCCTACTGGGCGCAGAAATTCGGAGAAGCAGGAGAGGATGGCAATATCAATAAGAGCCCGGACTGCAGCTCCATGGATGGAAAGCAGGGCGTCAACAGAGAGACCGGAGAAATCCGCACATGCGACACCTGCCCTTATAACCAGTTCGGATCCGACGGAAAAGGTAAAGCCTGCAAGAACATGCGCCGCCTTTACATCATGATGAACAACCGCCCGGACATTTATCTTCTGACAGTGCCGCCAACATCTATCAAGGACGTGAACAAAGCACTGAAGAAAATCATGGGACAGCAGCACATCCCATACAGCCGCATGATCGTGACATTCAAGCTGAACGTGGTAGAGAACGCGGACAAAATCAAATACTCCAAGGTAACGCTGGAAAAGACAGGACTGCTGCCAGAAGCTCTTTATAAGACAACAGCAGAGCTCCGCAAGGCAATGAAGCAGAGCTATGAGAGCGTAGCGATCACAACAGATGACTACAAGGAAGCAGCACCAATGGAAGCAACTCCGGAAGTCGGCCCTGACGGATTCATGCAGGCAGGCGACATCCAGGACGGAGAGCTGCCATTTGACTAAGCCACAGCGCAGGGCGGTCACCACGGCCGCCTTGCAGAATTGGAGGTAAACGATGGCTAAGAACTTAAAGGAATTTATACAGTGCGGAAGGGATCCCGCATACCTGAAGAACGGAGGCATCATCACAGAGGAACTCGCCTGGGAGGTCGTCGGCCAGGAAGGATACGCTGACGGATGCCTGGATCAGGAGTTTGAGATCACACAGAGCCGCATCGTGGAAGATATCATCGGAGGCGAGGGCGTCTATGAAACTATCTACAGAGAGAGCCCGGACCATCCATGGCAATACATCGGACTGTGCGCAGCAGGAAAAGATAAGAACCTCGCGCCGATCCACGCCAAGACAACCTATGTTTGCAGTAAATACAGAGCAAAAAACGAAGTGGAACTGCAGCAGCATATCAGGGATGCCGTGGAAGCATGCCGGAAGGTACACGAAAGAGGAAACATACCAATCGCGCCGCATCTTTACTGGCCAAGATTCCTGGATGACAACGATCCCCAGGATCGCGACTACGGAATAGCAGCAGGCCTGGAAACACTGAAGCGCTGCGATGAGATGATCGTAATCATCAGACAGGAAGGTCCGGAAGAAGAATGGATCAGTAAGGGAATGCAGGCTGAAATCGCTGCTGCGGCAAAGATGGGAATTGAGCCGCAGTTCATATACATAGGCAAAGAAAAGAGGTAACACCATGAATACGGCAGAAGTCGATCTCGACCGTTTGGTCGATTATGAAAGAGAATACAGAAGCGTCGTCAAAAGGGCGCAGGTTACCGGAGATCATATGATAGGACTCTGCCCGTTCCATGACGATTCAAAAAACAGCTTCTCAGTAGATCTGAAGACAGGAAGATGGCACTGCTTTAGCGAGGACATCGGCGGCAACTACGTGGACTTTGTGGCCAAGATGAATGGCATCAGCACGAAGGACGCATACAAGCGAATCATGGAAGACTACCATGTGGAGATGCCAGAAAAAGAAAAACCTGCAGCATCTCGCCGGAGCTATTCAATGGAGCAGTACGCCTTCGAAAAAAGGCTCCCGGTGGAATTCCTCCGGGACACATGCCACATCAGCAATGACAAAGAAAGAAAAGACCAGACCACATACATGAAAATCCCGTATCTGAAGGAAGACGGAACCGAGGCAACCTACAGAAAGAGGTTTGCAGGTAAGGAATTCAGATGGAGATACGGCAGCAGTGGAAAGATATGCCTCTACGGAGAATGGAGGCTCCCGCAGACAGAGCGGATACGCCTGCCTGGTCGAAGGAGAGTCCGACACGCAGAGCATGTGGTACATGGGAATCAGCACCCTCGGAGTACCGGGAGCCTCCATGTTCAAGCCGAACATGAGCGACCAGCTCCAGGACTTAAAGCTATACATCCACCAGGAACCGGACCAGGGCGGCGAAACGTTCATGCGGAAAGTCATCCAGGGACTCCGGGAAGGTGGATTCATTGGCAAGGTTTACAAATTCAGCTGCAGCACACTGGGCGGAATCAAGGATCCGAGCGACGTCTTCATCAAATTCGGAAAAGAGGAAGGCGCAGCCAAGATCCAGAAGCTCCTGGAGCGGGCAGAAGAAATAGACCTGGCAGAACCAGACGTGATACCGGAATCCATCAAAGGAGCACCGGTCAATCTCCGCCAGCCGGAAGGTTGGATTTATTCAGACAAAGGAATCAGCCACATAGATGAGAAGACATACGGACCGGTCATGGTCTGTAGAACACCGATCATCTTGACGCAGCGGCTCCGAAGCCTGGAAACCGGAGAAGAAAAAATAGAGATCGCATTCAAGAGAGACGATGAGTGGCACAGAGCAATCTACCCGCGATCAACGATCTTCACAGCCAGAGGCATCACTGTTCTGGCAGACCTTGGATGCACGGTAACATCAGAAAACGCAAAGCAGGTCGTCCGGTTTTTATCCGCCCTGGAGGCAGAGAACATCGACATCATCACGAAAGCGGATGCAACGTCCAGCTTCGGATGGCAGCCAGGGAAGCGATTTATCCCAGGACACGACAAAGACATCGTTCTGGACATTGATCCATCGCAGAAGGGAATGGCCGCGGCATACTGCCAGACCGGATCCTTTGACAAATGGAAAGACACCATGCAGCCGCACCGAGAACGCGACAAGTTCCGGTTCATACTGGCCGCAGCGTTCGCAGCTCCCCTGCTGCGGATCATCAAGCAGAGAATATTCTTCGTGTACAACTGGGGATCCAGTAAGGGAGGAAAGACCGCCGGATTAAAAGCAGCACTGTCAGCCTGGGGAGATCCGGAACGACTCATGGTAAACTTTAACGCCACCCAGGTCGGTCTGGAGCGAACCGCTGCATTTTACTGCGACCTGCCGCTCGGCATCGATGAGAGACAGCTGGCCGGAAAGAATCAGGAAGGACTGGAGAAGACAATCTACATGATCGCATCCGGTACCGGAAAGATCAGAGGCGCAAAGGGCGGCGGCCTGCAGACGATGAGACAATGGAGAACCGTAGCCATGGCAACCGGTGAGGAACCACTCTCCACAGATACATCGCAGACTGGTGTCAGCACCCGTGTGCTGGAAATCTACGGCGGACCATTCGAGACAGAAGAACAGGCCAGCCTCATGCACCAGGAATCAACGCAGAACTTCGGATGGGCGGGCCCGGAATTCATCGAACACGTCCTGAAGGTTTCAGAGAAAAGCATCTGCGATAAATACGATGAGATGCTGCGATACGTGATGAGCATAGCAAAGGGAAAGAGCGGAAGCCATGTGGCCGGAATCAGTGCGGTCGCCCTGGCCGATGCCATGATAGATACCTGGTTCTTTGATAGCCAGGATGCACCGGAGCCCGAAGCGGATCCGAAAAAGGAAGAAGGGAAAGACGATGAAAAACAGATAACAATCAACCAGGAGTCCTGGGACAGAGCCAAGAGGATGGCAGCGTCCATCCTTCAGGAGCAGATCGCAGCAGCATCCGGAGACGTAAACGAAAACGCCGTGCAGTTCATCACCGACTGGGTAATCTCCAACAAGGCATACTTCGGAGAGAAAGCCATCGGAACATGCCTCGGCACCATGAGCGAATCCGGAAACGTGGCGTACATCTTCCCATCAACACTGAACCAGGCGCTGACCAAGGCAGGATACAGTCCAAGGAAGACGCTCAAATACATGGCAGACAACGGACTGATCGCCACGGCAAGCGAGGGATCCGACTCGAAGCAGCGATACTCAGTAAAGCGACGATTTGACGGAAGAAGCTGCAGGTTCGTGGAATTCAAGATCGGACAGTTCAGCGAAAAGGATGACGACATCGAATCTGAAGCTGACAAATACGAGCAGGAATCATTCACGGGTTCAGACGGATTCATGAGCATACCGGAAGGCATGGAAGAAGAACTGCCATTCAAATAACAGGTGCAAAAATCGCCTGAAAATGTTCCCACTCAAAAAAGTGGGAACGCGAGTGGGAACGCGAGTGGGAACGCAAGAAACTCAGCAACCGCGCGGCTTTTAATAGATATGTTCCCACTGTTCCCACTAATTCCCACTTATTTATTGTTTCGTGGAAAATTTTACACACGATGCACGAATTTCATGCATCACATGCAAAATTCTATAAAAACATGGTGCGTATTTCAAAAAAGTGGGAACAGTGGGAACACCCAGCGCAACCCGCGTAAAATAAGGGTTTGTCGCGTTCCCACTCACAAAATGCAGAAGTGGGAACAGGAAGGAGTGGGAACAGTGGAATTAGACCTCAAAAAACTAGACCAGGACATCGCAACCCTGCGTAAAAACAGGGAAAACGTGCCACTGGAACTCCTGAAGACCAAATACAAAAAGCCTTATGCAAAATTGAAAGAGGAAATCCGTGCACAATTTGAGATTTACATGAAACACATCATCGTGCTCGGAATTTTGAAAACCGGTCCGGATCTAACCGGAGCGAAAGCCAAAAGCATGGTCGATCAGATTCAGAAAATCATCGATGAGGAAAAGGCAGCAGGGCACCAGAAAGAAGTCACACATGCAGTATTTGAAGAATTCAATCTGGCAAAAGCAGAGAACCTGGCCTGCGGATATTACACAGACCGAGTCAAGTATGAAGCATACGCACCGTACTGGCTGGAGCATATCCACCAGGAACCGGACGGAAAAGTGACAAGCGACCTGCTGCCAGGCATGACATGGCACCCGGAGGCAGGCGTGTGGGTTTCCTTTTCAGAGCCATCATTCACTTTGATGATGCCACCCACCCAGGCAGAAATCGATGCGCAGCATAAGGAAGACACGGAGAGATTCAAAAAATATTTGAAAGAGGTGAGGCAGGAATGAGCTACCAGGGAAATAATCCGGAAGGATATCCGGATCCGACAGCCAACCAGGCAGTAGGAATCGTATCCAGGGAAGAAAAGGAAGCTGCGAAAGCAAAGAAGCGGGCAACCAGGGAGTATGACATCAGAGCAGCCATGAAAGCAATCAGAGCGATCGCCGGAGCATACGGACTGACGATCGAGAACAGGATCACATTCAAAGACAAAGAAACGGAGGAAATATTCAGATGACCAACAAGGAAAGATTTATCGAATTATTAAGAAGCACAAAGAGAGAAGGAATCGAGAAGCTCATCGACTTCCTGGAGAAGACAGACTTCTTCACGGCACCGGCGTCAACCAGATTCCACTCCAGCTACGAAGGAGGACTGCTGCAGCATTCGCTCAATGTTTACGACTGCCTGGCTGGCCTCGGAACCACGACCGGAGATGTTCAGGAATTCCAGATTGCAGGCATGAGATTAGACTCCATCCCGCAGGAATCCATCATCATCGTGGCACTGCTCCATGACCTCTGCAAGGTGAACTTTTACGCCACAGAGATGCGCTGGCGCAAGGATGCAAATAACAAGTGGGAGCAGTACCCGGTATACGCGGTCAACGACAGAAACCCATACGGCCACGGAGAAAAATCAGTCATGATGGCATCAGAGTTTATCCACCTGACCATGGAGGAACGATACGCAATCAGATGGCACATGGGAATGAGCGAAGCCAATATCATCCAGACATACTGTCAGGCCGCAGAGAAATACCCGCTGGTATTATTCACGCACATGGCAGACCAGATGGCCACAAGCTACCTGGAGACCAACACCGGAAACAAGAAACCGGAAGACATCTACCTCGGAACGGAACCGGCAGCACAGGATCCGGAAGAATTCGCAGAGGCAGAGCCTATCTAACAGGAGGGCAGCCATGAACACAGAAAGAGACGACAGAGAGCAGATCGAGGCCATCAGAAAGATGATGGCCGAAAAGGAGGAAAAGAAGCGTGCTAGAGAAATACGAAAAGAACTTCGACGAAAACGAATTCATGCGCTCCTTCATGGAAAGAAAGCAGATAAGCACTAAGAAGCAGGCGCTGGCTGAGCTTCGGAAGCTGATCAAGAAGGAAGGATACTATCAGACGAAAATCAAAGAAGCTCTGAAGAAACGATATCCGGACGCCTTCGTGGCCAAGATCTCCCAGGGAGCATACAGCCAGGCAGGCATCCCGGACGTCATGTTCATAAAGGACGGCCACTACTTCGGATTTGAGGTCAAGCGTCCAGTCGTCGGAATCAGATCCAAGCTGCAGGAGCAGACAGCCAGGATGATCCAGGCCGCAGGCGGAACCGCAGCGTTCGTCTGCTGGCCAGAGGAAGCAATCAGAGAGGTGGAAGAATATGAAAAGAGCCAAAGATAAATACATGATCAACCGCACCAAATACAAAGACATCAAGAGATATGACCACAAGCAGATGGAGGACTTTCTGACAGACGTCTACAAGAACGGATACGCAGATGGAAAAGAATCCGTGCCCGGAGTAGAGCTTCAGGACGTGGAAAAAGCGCTGCAGGGCGTCAAGGGCATCGGGCCGATCGTGTGGAACAGAATCAAGGAACGTCTGGCCGAGCTTTTCAGAAAGGAGCAGTCATGAAAGCACTAACCATTATACAGCCATGGGCGACACTGATCGCAAGTGGTCACAAAATGAACGAAACAAGATCCTGGAAAACTAACTATCGCGGGGAGGTTTTAATCCACGCAGGGAAAAACCCGAAGGACTATACAAGCGGAGTCTACATTGACGATCCGGATGGTCCATATTTCCATGAGGCTGGAATCACACCGAATAACTTTGAGGAGCTGCCAAGAGGATCAATCATCGGAAAAGCAACCCTCGTAAATTGCATCCACATCAATAAGGAGTTCAGAGATCACCTGAAAAGAAGCAATCCCGCAGAGTATGCGTTCGGAGACTATCGGATAGGAAGATACGCGTGGGTGTTTGAGAATCCGGTGCTATTTGAAAAACCAATACCGGCAAGGGGAAGACAGGGATTGTGG